AAAAAAGGCAGTGCATGGTATCTCCATTCTATGTGCTGCCTTTTCTTTTTAAAGATTTAATCCCAATGGCAAACATGGTCCTAGCTGTATCGTCAGGCAAATCTTTCCATGCTGCAGCTATTAATTTATTAGGCAATTGATACATACGCTTGGGCAGATAGCTTACACATAAATGTAAAATACAATCTATCCTTTGCAGGTTTGTAAATCCCTCATCTTTCAAATAAGCTACTCTTTCGGCATGGGTATTGTACTGAGAAGATTTCTCTGCCCAGTACAAGTGGTCGTCTTGTGGTTGAGACATTAGGAGGGGTCCGAGCTTGAGCAATGCATATCGGGGGGTAATGGACTCAAGCTCTTCTCCCTATAAATCGGTTAATGAAATCTCAACAATACGGTTGTGCAAATTAAAAGGTGTATAGATNCCTGTCTTTTCACAATGCTTCATTTGGTCTATGGCTTTCTCNTTAAGGGACCTNCCATACTNAATAGCTTCAGGACTTAACTCATAGATAGCATAAGGGTATGGATGTTGCTTAGAGATAGCTAGGAAATGAAACCTGTCGACTTCAGTTAATCCTGCAGAAGCTGCTGCATCTAAATAGAAAGCTGCCTGTTGATGATAGCCAAATGTTTTGACTGCCTGCTTGAATCCTTTAGGACTTGCATCTCGGCATGTTTTTAAATCGACAATCACATCGTTCTGCAACATATCAAATCGTGCTTTACATAAGTCGCCGTAATAATCGAAGACCACACTTAGCTCGGTCAAGTCTTTAGCTCTTGGTCTAAAAGCTTTAAGGACTTCTACTCTTGCTTGGCAAGTATCGTATAGGTCTTGGGTAACGACACTCCTATCACTTACTGTTGCAATAAAGTCTTCGTATTCGAGCTTACCTGCTTTGGTTCTTCTATCTACTTTAGGTGCAACCACGAACTCCTCGTGAAATACATGTGGCTCTAAAAATAAACAATGTTGTAGTCTGCCCTCAACAAAGAAAGAAGCTTCGCTGTCAGGCTTGTCTTCATACTTCCAAGTGTATGGGTCCTTCATGAATGATGTTAGGTCGTGTGAACGAATAGCATCGAGTTCATTGTATTGTGGAAAAGGCATGTCTGTATAAACACCCTCTTCTATCTTCTCCACTTCTCGTGGTTTAAATTGAATTATATTTGTCATAAGTAAAAAAGGCTGCCAAGCTCGTTACGATTAGGAGTCGTATTAATATGAAAAATTAACGAACTCAACAGCCAAACTTTTAAAAGGGTAGGTCGTCCTCAGTCAGTTCTGATTTGGGTGGGAACATTTCTTCCTTATCCTCGTTCAATTGTTCTAGAGATGCAAAATCACCTTTACCAGTATCACTGGCTTCTTTCTTATCTCTTGTTTGTACCTCAAAAGATTCGTCTATTTTAGACTGGACCCATGAAGGTAAATCTACCCATGCACCTACCATAGCTTTGTCGTGTGCTACATAAGCATCGATATCAAAAGCAATTTGTTCGTTGACTGTTGGTTGCTTCTTAGCACCACCGTCAGGACTATAAACAGCAATCACTTTAGATTTGCCAGTCTTGGTTTCACCAATATCTATATCACAAGTCACACCAAGAACATTAGTCAGGTCAAAACCTTTTAGTTCCTCATCGGTAAATTGTTTTTTACGCCATGCACATAAGTCTTTGTACAATGCAGCCTTTTCATTTAAAGAAAGTGTGTACTGCTTCATGATAGAGAAGGGTTGACCATCCTCCATCTTGGCATCATTAAGTTCCCAGTAAATAAATATACTGTGTCTTTTTTTTGTTTCGCCCTCATAAGTTTCGTTATGAGTACCCACATCCACCAGTCTAAAGCATGTAGCATTGTGCATACCTTTGGGTGCTTGTTCGAAGTTTCCTCCACCTGATTCACTAATTGTTAGTGCCATATTTATCTCCTAATTAAAAATAATTATAATAGTTCTTGTTATCTCCCCCACATTATTCTATATTGTAAGGTATTCAATAGAACATAATATACAAGTTTAGATGAGAGGGCAAGTATGGGAATAAAAAACATTCAAGGGAGTTCAAAAGACTTCGACAAACCACTAACGAACGAGGCTATTTACAGCTTCGAAAACTTTTTAGAGTCACATGGTTTTGAAACTAAAGAGTCGTTAGAGATAAATCCAACCAAACCACAAAGAGCATATACCAATGTTAATAACAAAAGAGCTTTGTCAGGCTATTACGCTTTCTATGATAATTACGGCACGCCTGTTGGTTTTGCCTCTGACTATCGAACAGGACAAACGCATAACTTTAAATTATCAGGAAGGAAGTCGACCAAGATTAATACTGATGCACTTGAACGATTTAAAGAAGAAGCAAGACAAGACCAAGAACACAAATGGCTGAAGGTATCAGATAAAGCCAAAATGATTTGGGATGTAGCACTGCCCTGCGACTCTCATCCGTACTTACTTAGTAAGGGTGTTGCATCCCACTCTTTAAGAGAGCATAAAGGAAAGTTAATCATTCCTATTATGGATGAGTCAGGCAAGCTGTGGAGTTTGCAAATGATTGATACCCATGGCGATAAGCGATTTTTAAGTGGTGGTAAGACAGGTGGTTGTTTCTATTTAATAGGGACCAATCTACTTAAAGAAGCAAAGAAGGTGGGCATCGGTGAGGGTTATGCCACCTGCATGACTATCTTTAAACAAAAGAACATACCCATGGTGGTCTGTTTTAATGCAGGCAATATGTTCAGCGTATCTAAAAAACTATCGGATGCATTGACCAACAAAGAATTTATTATCTATGCAGACAATGATGCAAACAATATAGGCAAGGACAAAGCAATCAAAGCAGCACAAGTTACTAACGCTGAGGTGGTTATGCCTGAGCAAGAAGGCATGGACTTCAACGACCAAATGGCAATCAGTGGCGAGCTGATAGAAAAGAAAGTCGATGTCCCTGAGCTTGTAGAGTTCGACAAAACTGCAAACGGCAGGATAATGGCTACCACAGACAACTATCATGCACTCATGAAGAGCCGTGACATCGATTGTTATTACGATGTTATTAAGAAACGCATCGAGATAGACATACCCAATTTCAAACCTATTGCTGATTTAAAAGATGAAGCACTCTTAGTTGAGGTTGAAAACCTGTGTATCAAGAACTTCATCCCACATCAAAGGGTCAGAGATGCTATGAAAATCATAGCTAAAGAAGTCAACCCAGTAGCCCAGTGGATAGACTCTAAGCCTTGGGATGGTGTGAACAGAATCGATGACTTCTGCAATACTGTATCTAGCAAGGATGTAGAACTCAAAGACATGCTCATGAAGAAGTGGTTGCTGTCTTGTGTGGCTGCAGCTTTCGAAGAGGGTGGTGTGGCACTAGAAGGACTCTTGGTATTCCAAGGCTCACAAGGACTAGGTAAGACATTGTGGTTTAAACGCTTGGCAGACTTTAACAAAGGATGGCTGTGTGAAGGTGCAACGCTTGACCCTAAGGACAAAGACTCAGTGAAAAAAGCAGTGAGTCACTGGATAGTGGAGCTAGGCGAACTTGAATCCACCTTTAAGAAAGCAGACATCAATCAGCTCAAAGCTTTTATTACATCAAGGTCTGATGAAATGAGACTGCCCTACGACAGGACCTTTACTAATTATCAAAGACGCACAGCTTTCTTTGCATCTGTGAACGAGCCTGAGTTCTTGATGGATGGTAGTGGTAATCGTAGATTTTGGTGCATCAAGGTAACGGACATCAATCCTCATCACGGCATAGATATGCAGCAGATGTGGGCAGAGGTAAGAGCTACACTCTACAAGGCAGGTGAAAAGAACTGGTATCTAACCAAAGAAGAAAGAGAGATGCTCCAAGAATCTAACGAGGGCTTCAGGACTCAGGGCGCAGTCGAGGACCTATTGCTGCAACATGTGGACTTCAAAGCACTGGATGATAGCAAAGAGGCGTGGCAACTCACAGCATTACTCAGGTCACTGGGTATACGCAATCCTCGCAACATAGATTTTAAAGATGCCAGTAGGGTCCTAACAGACCATGGTATCGAGCCGAGAAAGACGAACGGCAAGAAGGTATATGATGTCAGCTTGACGGACCTACCTGAAGAAAACAAACAATGGGATGAGTCACCATTTTAATAAGGAACAAACATGAGACCACAATCAGCAAAGCAGAAGGGTAGACTCCTACAGCAGAAGTTCAGGCAGCTACTCATAGACTTACTCGGACTGGATGAAGAAGACTTGGAAAGCAGACCTATGGGTTCTCAAGGTGAGGATATTATCATGGGCAAACAATCAAGGCAGGTGTTTCCCTACAGCATAGAGTGTAAGAATCAGGAAGCTCTGAATGTATGGAAGTCGTACGACCAAGCACAAACAAACTGCAAGGGTTACGAGCCTTTGCTTGTCATTAAAAGAAACAGAAGCAAGGTCCTTGTGGTCTTGGATGCAGAGCATTTTATTAAGCTGCACAAAGATGGTGGCTGCTGATGAAGTGTTGGCATTGTGAAGAAGAGTTATTATGGAAGGGTGACGATACCATCGAAGATGACAATGAAGAGGAATATATGGTCACAAATTTGTCTTGCCCGGGTTGTGATGCAGATGTGGAGATTTACTTAAAAGATAAGAAGGGTAGGGCAGGGCATGGCAAATAGCTCAACATTTGGTGTTTATGTGTTAAGAGTGAGGGATAGGGTGTGGCAAAGAGAGGCTGTTACCCTGTTCCTTACCCTGACCGTGAGACCCCATGGCTACGCTGTTTAGGTGTGCTTTAGGGTATAGGGTATAGTATATATAATAATAATAATATATATATAGTATAGGTGTAGGTATACATATACGCTATGGCTAATATACAACTATTAGGTGTTAGGGAAAGCTTACCCTCTACCCTCTACCCTAATGGATTAAATTAAAAGGAATTGATATGAGTGAATACAAAAGAAAGACAGGAAAGAAACCACCTGATAAACCATTGGTTGATAGACCCAGTGCATTTGAGGAAGACCCGGAGTTTGAGCTAACAGAGATGCAGACAGGATTTGTTTGGCATTATGTGAATGACAACTGCACACAGACTGAGGCAGCTAGAAGNGCAGGCTTCGAGTTCCCTGCACAAGCAGCGACTCGGTTCCTTAATGGTAAAGACTATCCCAATGTACTCAAAGCCATCAAGGTTGGTAAAGACGAGCTTGCTCATAAGTATGCGATAACTCCTGAGAAGACTGCGAAGATGTTGTGGCAGATAAGTGAAGAGGCATATAACAAAGGGCAGTTCAATGCATCGGTCTCAGCACTGCGTGAACTCAATGAACTGGCAGGTCTGAAGATAAAGAAGACAGAGAATCTAAACATTACAGCGAGCTTGGATAACATGAGCCACAAGGATATTGAAGGAAGACTCAAAGAGATATTCGGTGGTGATATTATAGATGCACAGTATGACGATGTATGACATTACCAAGTTGAGTCAATAGTGTCATATCCTAGATAAAACCAAGTGGGGGCGTTTTTTCTCTGCAAAACACCTGAATCTGACCAAAAATTAAAAAACAACGGAATATCAGCAACTTATGAACAAGATTGATATGACATCTGCAGGACATTGCTACATTGCAACACTTCCTATGTGTCCACAGTGCTAACATTTGCACTTATACATGCCCTGAGACCCTATATAACTAGGGACTCTATTGGATT